ATGCCGTTTGATCAATGCTAGACATGATTGGTCCAAGTGTGAGTTCGGACCTATTTTTTCAGCGATAGAGCATGAGGTTTGTAAATTGAAGTGGTTTATAAAGTACATCCCTGTCTGTGACCGGCCCACGGCCGTTATGGACACATGTGCTACCGAAGGCGGCCGCTACATTTGTACAGACTACACTTCTTTCGAAGCACATTTTGAGCCAGAAATAATGTGGGCGATTGAAGAGCCTCTTTATCAATTCATGTCAAGTGCATTGCCAAAACAAAAGAGTAAAGATTTCATGGATATGTGGAAAGCCTCGGTGAGGGGCGTTAACACAATAGATGTTAAGAACATGTTCTCTGCTACGCTTCCGGGTGTTAGAATGAGCGGGGAAATGAACACATCTTTGGGCAACGGGTGGAGTAATCTCGTGTTGTTCTTATTTGCTATGTATGAGAGAGGAGCCTCCTGGGACCAGTTGTTTGATACTAGGGGCTTCGTCGAGGGGGATGATGGCATCTTCAATGTGTCGGAAGTCGGAACGAGATATCCTTTTAAATCTCTAGTACCGTCGACTAAACAGATGGAGTCATATGGATTCTGTCTAAAAATCGACGTTGTCGAAAACATTGAGGAAGCTTCCTTCTGTGGTCTAATATTTGATCCTATAGACCGTATAAATGTCACAGATCCTATTAAGGTTCTTATGAAGTTGGCATGGTTGCCACAGCGCTACATTAACTGCAGTACGAAAACAAGACTTGAGCTACTGAAAGCCAAGGCACAGAGCGCGCTGTACCAATACAACGGGTGTCCCATAATCACACCTGTATGCGACCACATAATTAAACAACTTCATTACATACGTGCAACCTCAAAGTCGTATGCACTATTTGACGCATACCAACGCGACATCTTTATCCAATCAAGGGGTGTCAAAGCAAAGCCAGTCCCTCCGAGGACGAGAGCATTGGTTGCTAGCACTTATGGACTCACCATCGAAATGCAACTAGAAATCACAAAGAAAATTGTAAATAGTGAATTTAGTCCAGACGGGGTACTTGGCCCCGTGTCACTGGACCTTCCTTGTGATTACGATGTATATATGAATTGCTACGATGAGTATGTTACCTATCCCGTTCAAGTCGACGAAGCAAAGCGTCGAGAATATTACCAGTTCCTATCACGACTTTATGTCGCAGATAATTCATCTTTGCCAAAGCCTGAG